GTGTTCGTCCAAGAGAAGGCAATTCCGGAGCTGGACTGCTATCGGTACAGCAAGCTGCTCTCGGAAATGCAGTCCTTCGGCGGCACGCCGGATACGACGGCACTGGACGTCAACAACGTCCTGCAAGTGTTCGACGAACTGATGGAGCGCATGGATGAAGCGTCCGTACCGGAAGGAGGCCGGCGCCTGTATGTGACGCCGACGGTACACAAATTGCTGAAAGAAGCTCAGGACGTGCAACGTGTATTCTATGTGCAATCCGGACCTAATCGGGTGGCACGTGCCGTCAACCAACTGGACGATGTCGAACTGGTTAAAGTCCCGTCTGAGCGAATGAAATCAGTTTACGACTTCACGGATGGTTATAAACCGGGTGTTGGAGCGAAGCAGATCAACATGATTCTGATTCACCCGTCGTGCGTGATCGCGCCCATCAAGCACAGCGCGATCTACCTGTGGGCACCGGGCACGCACACGCAAGGCGACGGCTGGCTGTACCAGAACCGTTCGTACACGGACCTGTTCCTGATCGAACGCAAGAAGGACGGCGTGCAGATCAACATGGAGGCCTGATGTTTCGGGCCTCCTTACTATTTTCGCGAGGAGTGATACCATGCTTTATGCAGTGAGAGGCAATAAACAGTTAAAGATTGATGAGGCATCTCATCAGCGGTACTTGAACCTTGGATATGACATTGCAAAGGAAGTGGACGGCAAGTTGGAGATTGTCCAGCATGCCCCAAACAAGACTGTATCCTACGCGCAATATGAAGCGCTGCTGAAAGAAAACGCCAAGCTCAAGGAGCAGATCGAAGAGTTAAAGAAGCAACAAGAAGCGTCTGCACCTGAGGGGAACAAAGGGAAACCTGCAGGTGAAGTTAAGCAGGAAGATGAGGCCGCAACTGAGGGGAAGCAGAAAGGCAATAAGAAATAAGGCGGTGATCGCATGAGCTACGCAACACCGCAGGATTATGAGCTTTACGGAAAGGGTCTGATTCCGGCAGATGGGCTGGAAAGGGCCCTTACTCGCGCCTCCGATCAGATCAATGGGCTGACATACAACCGGATCGTTGCCCGCGGCTTTGACAGCTTGACGCCGTTCCAGCAGGAACAGATCAAAAAGGCTGTATGCCTGCAGGCGGATTTCGTGCATCAATACGGCGATTACTTAAACACTCCCATGACGGGATTTAGCGCCGGATCGATCTCCTGGAGCTTTGGGGAGTCAGGATTTGTACAAGGTGCCGGCGGAGTGATGACCTCCCAGGAAGTGATGGGCCTCCTCTTACCAACTGGGTTGGCCAACCGGGTGATTAGGCGATGAAATTTCCATATCCGAAGTGGCTGCCGAAAATCCCGGTCAAAGTGTACTGGGAAGGCGTGGACAGCGATGGTGAGTATGTGGAGGAGCTGGTCTATGACGGTCCGGCCTTTTTGGATGAGAGATCGCGCCAAGTGATGGACGCCGAGCGCCGGCTGGTCATGCTGTCGGGTCTGGTGATCATCGAGGGCGACATTTACCCGGGTAAACCGATCCAGGGATATGTCGTGGTTAACGGTCAGCATAAGGCTATCCATAGTACACTGCGACCGCGCAATCCTGACGGCACGGTGTACTCGACGGAGCTGATGCTGGCGTGAAGGTAACCACAAAGGTGACGCTCAATCAATCTTGGTTGACGGAGACGAAGAAGATTATGCGCCAGGCGGTCGAGTTGACAGCAGAGGCCGTGCTGACGGATATCCGAACATCGGGCGTTGTCCCGAAGGACACCGGTGAGCTGGAACGCAGCGGATTTGTTGATCTCAGTGAGATCAGGAACGCTATTGCGGGGATCGTCTTTGATACGCCTTACGCTCGCCGGCTGTATTGGCATCCGGAGTACAACTTCCGCAAGGACAAAAACCGAAACGCCCGCGGCAAGTGGATGGAGCCGTATCACACGCCGGGGCAGAAAAAAGAGTGGGTGGTCGAAACGTTCGGCAAGTTTGTCCGCATGCTCATGAAGCAAAAGGGGCTGATTAAATGAACCTGTCGCAGTTTCGAGACTGGCTCAAAACCGTCATTGACAGCCCCCAGTGGTATTTGAACAGTATGGCCGGAAAGGTTGACCGATGCATCACCCTGTACGCGACCACCGGCGCCCCAGGGCGGCTGGCCGTCGGCGGCCCGCAGGCGACCGGGTACGCAGTGCGCCCGGTGTCCATCATTATCCACTGGGGAAAGAGCGCAAGTGCGGCGGAGACGAAGGCACAGGAAGTGTACGACGCCTTATTCGGTCAGTCCGCGACGATCGGCGGCAAACGAGCCTGGTTTTACATGCCTCAGTCCGGGCCGATCAGCGTCGGCGTGGACAGCGAGGGCATCCACGAGTATATCGTGGAGACACACATCTATCATGAAAGGTAGGGAGAAGGAATGGCAACAGTAACGAGCGGTGTTTTCCCAGTCTATAATATCGCGTTTAAGGTAGGCACCAAGGGTTTGGCGTCGCAAGCGGCTGATATGGCTGTCATCAAAGATATGGAGACATTTCAGATTTCCATCGATGGGAATGTCGAAGAGTGGACGCCGATGGATACTGAAGGCTGGGTACGCAGACTGATGACCGGGAAAGGGTTTGTCATCACTTTGAATGGCAAGCGTCATGTCGGTGATCCAGGAAACGATTATGTGGCCGAGGTGGCCTGGAAAGACGGATTGGACTGCTCGACGAAGTTCCAGGTCGAGTTCCCTTCCGGTGCCACATTGGACTTCAACTGTGTACTCAATGTGACGGAGCCCGAGGGCGGCGACAGTACGGCGGTTGCTGCACTGTCGGTCGAAGTGATGAGCGACGGCAAGCCAACCTACACGCCGGCATCATAACAGACGGCCTTAACCGGCCGTCTATTTCATTTCTTTGGAGGGATGACACATGGCAAAGACCATTGATATTTCGTCGAAGCTTACCAACGAACGTCCGAAACTGAAAGTCGCTGAAGGTATTGAATTCGAGATCGACAATCGGAAGAATACGGTACTGATCCTGAATCAGAAGATCCAAGACACGGATCTGAATGACCTTCGGCAGGTCGATAGGATCCTCGAGCTGCTACTCGGCAAAGAGGCGATCCAAAAAATCAACGAAATGGATCTATCTTTCGCTGACTACCAGACCATTTTCATCGCTTGCATGGCCGGCGCCATGGGCGAAGAATTCGAGACCGTTGAGGCACGATTTCAACGGGCGCGTGAAACAATCTGAAACCTGGTACGACTTGTACGAGGACTGGGAACTGATTGAGGCGTCATTTGCGGCACAGTACGGGATCAGGTTGCGTAACGAACCGGATATGACGTGGGAGGAGTTTTCGTCGCTCCTGGCCGGTTTGCTACCGGAGACGCCGCTCGGGTACATCGTGCAGATCCGGAGCGAGAACGATCCGGAGAAGCTTAAACACTTTACGCCTGAACAAAAGCGGATCCGGGCACAATGGCGGACACGGCAGATGAAGCAGGTCCAGATGAGTCCGGAAGAAGCTCGGAAGGCGATCGATCAGTTCGAACGGATGATGGCAGCTATGTTTGGCAAAGGAGGTGGGGGCAGTGGCTGGAAATGAAGTCGGTAAGGTTGGTCTTGGTATTGAGTTTGTCGGTGATATCGGCAAGCAGGTTGCTTCGATGGCTCAAGAGATGGGGCAGCGCTTGGCGAAGTCCTTCGGTGCGACGCTAAAAGGAATGGACTTTTCGAATGCACTAAAGGAAGCGATTAAGGGCGCGGCTGACATCGACAGTGCAATGAAGAGCACGACCGACAGCATCAAAGAAGCTGAGAAGTCGCTGGACAACATGAAGTCGAAACTAAAGGACGTGATCATTCCTCAGATTCCGGCCAGCGTGGTGTCTTCTCCGAGTGCAACAGCAAGCTCAGTTTCCCCTCCTGTTCCCGCGTCTGTTGTAACACCGGCGTCCGTGCCGGCCGCTCCTGTTGTTTCTGCAACGTATCCGTCGAAGCCAAGTAAGTCGAAATCCAAAAAAGTCGTCGGTGCGGATGTGGAGACTACCGAGGCCGAGATCAGACGCCTAACAGCAGTCCTCGAAAACACAAACGAGAAGATCAGGGCTCAGGAAGCCATCATCGCAAATCTGAAGACCGAATATGCCAATTTCGGAGCTTCGTCTCAACGTGAATTGGAGGGGCTCAATGCGCAATACGAGGCCACCGTGGCCAGAGCTGAAGCGCTACGCGCAAAACTGAAGGACCTGAAACAGTCCCTCGAAGCTGCGGTGACTCCCGAACGCGAATTTAAACTGCGCGAGGAAATCGCGAAAACGGAATCCACGATCGCAAGTCTGGGGGCTAAGGCTGACGGACTGCTGGCCAAGATCGAAAAGTTGGAAAGTGATACGGGTAGATCTGCACTACAGAAAAAAATACTTGATGCAGAAGCGCAACTGCTCAAGCTCAATCAGCAGGCCGAAAAAACAACAAACAAAATCAATGAATTACGGGACAGCACAAACAAAACCGACAAAACGCTCCAGAAAACCAACAAAACCCTCGGTATCACGGGCAAGGCATTCGCCGCGGCAGCTAAGGGCGCCAATAACATGGGCAACCAGTTCACGGCGGCATTTAAGCGGATTGCCAAACAGGTGCTCATCTTCTCCGTCATCTATCGGGCGATCCGGGGACTGCAGCAATACATCAGCAGTTCGCTCCGGACGAACGAAGAATACGCGAAATCCCTGGCAACGGTACGGATGAACCTGAAATCCGCCTTCGCCCCGATCTTCCAGGCGGTGCTTCCGGCCATAAACGCGCTTGTACGGGCCATGGTAACGGCTACGACCTACGTCGCCGCTTTTACCTCTGCGCTGTTTGGCAAGACGTACAAACAAAGTCTGCAAGCCGCCATAGGGCTGGATAAGGCCCGCGCGGCGATGGATAAGACAGCGAAATCCGCGAACAAATTGGCTGGTTTCGATGAGTTGAACCTGCTTGATACGTCCGATGGTGGCGACGATGGCGGATTGATGTCCGACATTCAAGCTTTCGAGATGCCGGAGCTTGATATAGACAGCATCCAAACGCAGATGGACGCTCTGGCGCTTGGAATAAGGACAACATTTGAGCAAGCATTCGGATTCATTCAATCCAGCTGGCAAGCAATGACGGTAACATTTGGTCCCTCAATACAGTCTGCCTGGGCAGTCATTCAGCCAGAGTTGTTAAAGTGGAAAGAGCAGTTCGGAGCGATGTTCTCCGGCATTTTGATGCTCGGTGAACCATTGAAGAACTGGTGGCAGAATGACTTAATGCCTTTATGGAATCAAAGCATCATTGGCTTATCTTCCATTTTTGCCGGATTGTCCGAAAGTGTTCGGATGGCGTTTAACTCCGTTTGGGAAGCGGCGTTCCCGATTTTCGAAAAGTTTGTAGCTGACGGGTTGCCTAAGATTACGGAGTTTGTTGCCGGAGCAACTGAAGCGTTTGGTCAGCTATTCGGCGTTGTTAAACAGGTTTTTGATGACATCTGGGGTGAAGCAATTGATCCCGTTTTACAGCTTATTTCTGACGTTATTCGAGATACCCTCGATGTAATTTTTGAATGGTGGGACACGTGGGGTCAAGATATCGTTGACAGAATTAAAGTGTCACTGGAAAAGATCAAAGAGCTTTGGGATAACCTTTGGAACAAGATGTTGAAGCCGATTATCACCAAGATGCTCGATAAAATGAAAGAACTTTGGGATAACCATTTGAAAGATTTGGTTAAAGAAATCGGCAACTTCATCGGCAAACTGATAACGGCTGCTCAGGATATTTACAACAAGTTTATCGCGCCAATCATCAACTGGCTTGTAAAAATACTGGGCCCGGTCGTTTCAGAAATATTTGATGGAGTGATTGACGTAATAGGCAATGCACTTGGTTCGATTGCTGATGCCGCCAAAGGGATTATCAGAGCGTTAGGTGGCATAATTGACTTTATTGCCGGCGTATTCACGGGCGACTGGAAACGCGCCTGGGATGGCATTAAGACATTTTTCAGCGGTATCGGCGATGCGATCGGATCAATTTTTAAAGGGGCAATCAATATGATCATTGACGCCCTGAACTGGATGATTAAACAAGTCAACAAGATCAGCTTTGATGTCCCGGACTGGGTTCCGGTGATAGGCGGAAAAAAATTCGGTTTCAACATTCCGCAAATTCCGAGGCTGGCTGAAGGTGGACTCGTCACGGGTCCAACGCTTGCATGGGTTGGAGATAACCGTCACGCCAACGTGGATCCGGAAGTCATTACCCCGCTTAGTAAGCTGCAGGATATGCTAAGCGGATCCAATCAGGAAATCGTGGATGCGCTCTATATGATCGCACAGCTTCTGCAGGACTTTGCACGCCGACCGGTCATCCTGGAAGCTAACGGTACACAACTGGCGAAGGTTGTGGACACGTCCAGGGATGATCGAACAAGGCGCGCTGGAAGAACTCTTAGCATGGCATAGGAGGGGTGGCCAAACATGATCAAAATCAACGGGGTGGACCTGCCGGCCGCCCCGATGTCGTTTCAAGTGACTGTTCTGGACTTGGACGATGCCGAAGCGACCAAACGGACAGCCGATGGCACAATGCACCGTGACCGGATCGCGGTCAAGCGTAAGATTGACATGTCATGGGGTCCGCTCAGCTGGTCGGACACATCGGCGATTCTCCAAATGGTTCAAAACGAGTTTTTCCAGTGTACCTATCCCGACCCAATGACTGGTCAAATGGAGACGAAAACGTTTTATGTCGGCGACCGCGTTGCGCCGTTTGCGGTCATGCGCGGCAACGAAATATACTGGTCCGGCCTCAAGCTGACGCTTACGGAGAGGTGATGGTATGTATCCTGTACCGACTTTAGTTGCAGATTGGCTGCGCAGACCACAGCGCGAATTTGCGGTCAAGGCCCTTGTGAATGACGTAGAATACGGCGACGATGTGATCGTCGATTTCAGTATCGAAAACAGTCTCTCCCTCAGCGACGAGCTGGAGCTGGGGACTGTGATCCCGAACAAGCTGACGATCCGTTTCCGCATGCATAGCCAGTTCCCGCCGAACTCCAAGATCGTTCCGTATATTGCTCTCAAGTCTGACAATCTCACCTGGGACGAAGCAGACATGAGCTGGGATGAAGCTGACTTTGCGTGGGAAGGCGGAACAACGGACTGGATTCCGCTCGGCGAATTCTATGTCGACAACCGCACGAAAGACCGGGACATCTGGACATACGTCTGCTATGACCGGCTCATTTTCGCGGACATGCCGTATGTCTCGCAGCTCAACTATCCGACAACCATGAAGGCGGTTTGGGATGAGATATGCGACCAGGTAGGCTTTACGTATGACAGCAGTGTGCAGATCGACCCGTCGTACACGATCCCGGCCGGACCGGCGGGCTTCACGTGCCGGCAGGTGATGGGGTTCATTGCGTCCGCAAATGCGGCCTGCGCCTACATGGGGAAAGACGGGGTGTTGCGGTTCCGGAAGATCAGCGCTTCCGCACAGCCGGTCTTTGAAATGAACGAGTCTGACTATATACGGGCGAAGCAGGTCAACCCGCTGAAAACTTACTCCCGAGTGGTCATCATCTACGATCCAGATGATGGCTTGTACTACGAGGCGGGAACCGGTACCGAGGCGGAGACGCTGTATATCGAAAACCCGTTTGGCACGCAAGCCATGGCCAACAAGATTCTGTCCCAGATCAATGGGTTTTCCTATGTGCCCATCTCCATGCCAGCCATCGGTTTTCCTCACCTTGACCAAGGCGACATCATCAGCTTCGAAACCGTGGAAAGCATGTCCTGGGAAGACGCGGACATGAGTTGGGATGAGGCGGACTTTCCGTGGGACGGAGCGAAACAGTACCAGACGATCATCCTGCACCAAGTGCTGGACTTTCGCGGCGGGCTGTCGATGCAGATCGAGGCACCGTCGATCAGTGAGCAAAAATCCGAATTTGAGATTGACGGCTCGCTCACGGCGGCAGTCAAGCGGCTCAATCAAAATGCTGTCAAGTTTGGTAAGCCATATTACGGCGTCACTCACAGTCGGACAGAGGGCATCGTCGTACAGCGCGAGGACGGGGCGGCCAAGGCGGTCTTTAACGCGGATGAGCTGAGCTTTTACGCTAACGGCAATCGGGCGCTGTGGTTTGACATCCCGAACAAGAAGTTTAAGTTCACCGGCACACTCGAAGGCGTGGATGGAACCTTCAGCGGGACCGTGCAGGCGGGAACAATTCAGGGCGGTACGATCAATGCGGCCACGATAAATGGTGGCAGCATCTCGGGCGCGACGATTAGCGGAGGCACGATTACAGGGGGAGCGATTTTTGGCGGCACCATCACTGGTGCAACGATATCTGGTGGAGCAATTACTATCGGTAGCGGTTTTAGTGTTAACTCGTCTGGGTTTATGACAGCTACAGGAGCACATTTGTCCGGAGGGAGCATAACGGGAGCAGCTAATATTAATGTCACGAACGACGTGAGGATTGGTCAAAAGTTGATACTTCCTGCTAACGATTTCAAAAACGGAATCTACTGGGGTGTCGGTTCCGTATCTGATCCCTTTCAGATCTACATTGATCCGGGAGGTGGGGCCATGTTTTTAATTGCACCTAACGGGATCTATGCAAATGGAGTAAGAATTGATGTATAATAGTGGAAAAATGTCGAAGGAGTGATTACATGAGGAAATATGTAATTGGTTTTATTATCGGCGTTTTTCTAACATTGCCTACAGCAATATTCGCAGATGAAGTATCTAACGTTGGAAAACGTATTGCCGCGGAAGTTCCCGTTATCTTGAATGGCAAAGAGCTCCCGGTTAAAGCAGTCGCTTTCGATGGGACTAGCTACGCTCCTGTACGTGTAATTGCTGAGCATTTAGGTTTGGATGTTGATTTTAAGGACAACCAAGTCATACTTTCATCGAAAGCAACAACTGATGGCGGTGGTGTAGTGGAAACGACTTACAATGGTATAAAAGCGATCACAATCAATGGGGATACTTATTTCAACCTCAAGGATTACAGCGAAAAATTCACACCGTTCGAGTGGGGGTATGACAAGTCAAAGCATGCAGCTTATCTTGCTGAATATGAAAGCGAAACATCTGTCATAAAAAGAAAGTTGTTAGAAGTTGACCTGAATGACCCTGAAACACACGTTATTCATCAAGGACAAACCTACGTAAGCATAGAGTATTATCGAGAACCATCTGACTTTGAAGCTGCCGAATAGGCGGCTTTTTATTATGCGCTGAAAGAGAGGTGTATCAAGGATGAACAGATTAACAATCAAGGGAAATGTAATTTATTTGAATGATATCGAACTGAAAGACGTCGTTTCGTATGAATTAAAAAGTTCCGCTGCCGATCCGGGAAAACCGACAGCGGAGTTTACCGTGAAATTGCTCGTTGATCCATCAAAACTGTCTTTTATTGCCACTAAAAAGCGACGAGTTGAATATATCAGGTTGACCAAAGAACAGAAATCGGCGCTTGTAGATGGGTTGAAGAGATTGTCATCCGATAATTTCGTAAATAATTTCGTAAAAAGGGGCTGATCGAGTGCCTAAAATCTCGCATATCATCCGATCAGATATCGACTTATCCAATCCCATGCCTGATATATACAACACGATTGCAGCTGTGCTGCAAGCATATCCGGGGAAGGAAAAAGACTTACTGGAGCAATTGAGAAAGTCAATTGACGATCACCTCAGAGTAATTGATAAGGAGGCGAAACAAGACAATGGCAAACCGATACGCTAATCTCGTAGGCAGTAACAAGATCAAAGACGAGTGGCAGAAGATCAACCAAGGTTTCGACGCCGTGCAGGCGGAAATGGATGCGGTGAACGCGGAACTCGACCAAAAGGCCGATCGCGCATTTGCGCAAGTCAACGATCTGCCGGCCGACACGAAGGGCGACACTCTGAATATCGCAGGCGGCACCGGTATCACGATCAGCACGAATCCGAATACGAAAACCGTCACCGTCACCGCGACCGGTACAGCGACGCCGGGGGCGCATGGCAGTGCACATACCGAGTTTGGTGCCGACCCCATCCCGCTTGCCACGCCGACTGAGGGCGGGCTGATGAGCGCGGCAGATAAGGCTAAGCTTGATAAAATCACACCGGTTTTCGACGTGGTGGGTTTTGGTGCGGACCCCACGGGCGCAACGGACTCTACGACCGCAATTCAGGAGGCTATCAATGCTGTTATCAGTTCCGGAGGCGGGGTTGTTTATTTTCCTAAAGGGGTATATATGATTTCTACCCCTTTGGTGATTTCGAAGCCGTCTACATCCTTTGACGTCCCTGATAATATAAGTTTAATTGGAGCCAAAGGCGCGACGATTAAATTCAACGGTTTTTCAGCTGTTATCATTGACAAAATCTCCCAGATAAAAGTAGAAGGGCTGATGTTTGACGGAGGATTGTCAACCGGCAGCATAGCCCTCGAAATTGTTGATTCTTTCCAAGTTTTTGTCGAACATAATGTTATTCACAATGTCCAAACCGGTGTTTTGACGCGATATTCCGGTCCGATGATGGGTCATGAAATCTTCGTCCGGTGGAACCAGTTTTATACGAAAGATATGGCCGGTAGCAAAGGCATAGACATGAACACCAACGACAATTATGTTATTGGGAACATTATCAGGGGTTTCGAGACCGGCATATATTTGTCGAGAGGAAGCCATATCATTTCTCACAATCACATTTATCGTTATCCGTCTGTGCAATATTCTTATGGGTTGTACATCAACGATGCCTCGAATATGGTAATATCTAACAACTATTTCGATAATCCTGCGCAGGCTTCCATTTACGCATTCGAGACGGACGGAAGACTGGTCGTAAGTTCCAACTATTTCCTACACAATTTTGCGAATGTTCCGTTCATAGAATTTGCAACAAATACCAAACCTAACGTTTGGAACGTTTCGATTGTTGATAATATTTTTGCCGGAGTTGTTACAATACCCATCAAATACCCCTCGGATTCGTATGTAGACAGCAGCAGAAAACACTATATCCGGGATAACGTATTTATCCAATCCTCGCCGGTTGCGACTAGGGTACAAAAACGGGCGACCATCCCGGCGGGGAATACAACTGTAAGTGTTGATTACCCGGAACTTCCGGGGAGTGCTATCGGATACGCTTTCGCAACGGGAATCGGGCAACCCGTATATGTTCAATCCATCTCTGGAAAAACCGTCATATATGCCGTTGCAAGCGCTCCTTCTTCCAACATGAATATTCACACAGATGTCGTGTCACCCATGGAAGGTCTGTTCACTAATTTGTAATCGTGCAAACTTTGTATTTGATGGTGATGGGAATATGTGCTATTATATTTCAAAACAACTTTCGTGGGTGAAAGCCAATGAGAATCGATCCGTCTCTCCACTTGGAGAAATACGGTATAACCGTCTGGAAAGAAACTTTTCTTGAAACGTGGGATTACAAACGAACAATCGTCGCTGAAACCCCAGTTCAATTTAGAGGCGGCTGGATTGATGTTGGGTATATAGGGGCCTTTTCCTATATGGGCGCTGGGCATTCGCTGATTAACCATGTAGCACAGATTGGTCGTTTCTGCGCCATTGGCCCAGATGTAGTCATGGGACATATCGAACACGAAATTCTATCCTTAACTCCGCACCCGATGTTTTCATGGGAATTTGATAAAAATTGGAATATTGCAGAACCGCTTTACGAAAACAAAGAATTCATTCTGGAATTAAGAAAGAAAAGAGGAGATTTAATTAGTAGAAATTCATACATCGAAATCGGCAACGATGTATGGATCGGGTACGGAGCTTATATTTCGCGCGGCGTAAAGATCGGAGACGGAGCAGTAGTTGCTGCGCGAGCCGTGGTTGTAAAAGATGTACCTCCTTATACGGTAGTCGGAGGCGTACCAGCGAAACCGATCAAACAGCGATTCAATGACAAAATTGTTGAAAAGCTACTCAAGCTCAGATGGTGGGACTACGGCCCGCTGATTCTGAAAGACGTGGACATCACTGATATTAAGAAAACGATATATATGATCGAAGAACGGATTGCGAGGGGATTTCCCAAATACGTATGCGACAAAATAGAGGTCAACCAGGAGAAAAACAAAATATACCTTCTGACTAAAGAAGGTGAAAGAAGATTGATTCACGGCTCCGCCTAACGCGGGGCCTTTTACTTTGCGCAATAAAAAATCCCTGTGGCGGTAGGCGGGAGGTCAGCCCCTACCAAAGCTAATCCTCCCGGCTTTCCGCCCACAGGGACGCGGAAAGCACATTCATTATATCACAGGGGTGATCCAAGTGGAAAACGTCGTTAAAACTATCGCAGCTGTCGGCGGCGCGATCGCATCTTACGCTTTTGGAGGGTGGTCAGCTTTGCTATCAATCTTACTTACATTTGTCGCTATGGACTATATCAGCGGGGTGCTGGCCGCCGGAAAAGAGGGGAAACTGAACTCAGACATCGGTTTATGGGGAATCGCGAGAAAGGTCTCTATTTTTGTGGTTGTAGCGATTGCACACTTGGTTGATACAGCGCTCGGCGATGCACATCTATTTAGAGACGCTGCGATTTTCTTTTATCTTGCGAACGAGGTTTTAAGCATCACGGAAAACCTCGGTCGTATTGGTGCGCCTATCCCTGGAATCATTAAGCAGGCGGTGGAAGTGCTGAGAGGGAAAGGTGAAGCGAAGTGAACATCATTCGCGACTTTATCCCTGTCGGCCGCCGGAACCGCCCCGGCATCAAGTTGGACGGTCCTAAGTATATCACGATCCACGATACCGCGAACCCGTCCAGTGGCGCTAACGCACTCATGCACGCCCGCTATCTGAAGGGCGATGCCGCTGCAAACCGCCCGGCAAGCTGGCACTTCACGGTCGATGACACCTATATTGTTCAGCATCTGCCGCTTGACGAGGTGGGGTGGCACGCTGGAGACGGTGCGAGTGGCCCCGGAAATCGCTCCAGCATTGGGATCGAGATATGCGAAAACGCGGACGGCGATCGAACCAAGGCGGAAGAGAATGCGGCTAAACTTGTCGCCAAGCTCCTGAAACAGTTCGACCTTCCGGTGGGTGCAGTCGTCCAACACAACCGCTGGTCGGGAAAAAACTGCCCGCACATCATCCGCGCACGAAAAGACGGATGGGAAAACTTCTTGTGGATTGTTTCCGCGAATATGGAGGACGATAAACCCATGACCCCAAAAGAACGCGACGCCCTCGACTCCCTTCTGCGCCGTGTCATGGCGTTGGAGAAGAAGATTCCCGCTCCCGCGTGGTTTATGAGGGAATTCGGCAGCGCGGATCTGGATGGACTGATCCATGATCCGCAGTTTACGGAAGAAGGCTGGCGGGTGCTGGCCGTATCGTTAAGGGCGCAAGGAAAAGGGAAAGGCGCGAAGGGTTGAACGTAGCAATAAAATATGTCATGATGAAACGGAAGCCGGCCTCAGGATCCGGTGACACGTGAAGAAATGTGGACGATGCTGTACAGAGCGTTGCGGAAATAAAAAATCCCGCCTGGCATGTGCTGGGCGAGGGATTTTTGTTAGTGTAAAATTTCCGTGGGCGTAGGAATCGGAAAAAAGAACCTAGAAAAAGAGCTTCTCCCTTGGTAAAGTGAAGTTTGCTAACAAACACGCCAAGAGGAGGAAGCTCTTATGAAACAATTTAT